GTTATAATTGGTTTAAATTTACCAAAAGTCTGTGGACTTTAACCTAAATACCTGGAGCAAACATGGCAGGTAATAAAATAGAAATTGATTTAAGTGTACAAGATAAAAGTGGTACAATTAAACAGCGTACTAATGAAGCCAAAGAGCTTAATCAAGAACTAGATCGTGCCAGTAAAAATATTGGAGGCACTGCTATACCTACTGGTACTAAAGCTGGTGCACAAGCTATGCGTGCTAGCTATAGTACTAGTGCAGCCGCAGAAAAAGTATCCAGTGATTCTACAGTTGGACTACAACGTACTACTGTAACTACAGGTTTTCAGCGTACAGGACAACAAACCAGTAGACAAGCAGCCTATAGTCCTAGTCAAAATGAAGTAGAAGATTATACTACTGCTGGTGGTGTTACTGGTCGTGGTGGAGCACGAGCACGAGATTTTGCTAATGAAGCACAGGGTTTAGGTGGTTTAGTTAGATTGTACGCAACTTATGCTGCCAATGTATTTGCAGTTAGTGCTGCATTTAATGCACTACGTGATGCCATGAGCACTGACATGTTGCTTAAAGGCCTAGATGAATTAGGTAGTAGATCGGGTGTAGCCCTAGGAGGCTTAGCCAAACAATTTGCTGCTACTACTGATGGTGCTATAAGTTTACGAACATCTGCAGAAATGACAGCAAAAGCTATTAGTAGCGGCATGAGTCCAGAACAACTACTAGAGCTAGGCAAGGTAGCAAAAGGAGCTAGCCAAGCTTTGGGCGTAAATATGGAAGATGCCGTTAGTAGGCTAACTCGTGGTATAGTAAAACTAGAGCCTGAATTATTAGATGAATTGGGTTTATTTACTAAAACTGGTAAGGCTGCAGAAGATTATGCTAGAATGGTTGGTAAAAGTGAAAGTCAATTAAGCGATTTTGAACGTCGTCAAGCTTTTGCTAATGCAGTGATAAAAGAAGGCAAAGATAAGTTTGCAGAGATTGCACTAGCAGGTAATCCATTTGATCAATTATTGTCTAGCCTAAAGAATGTAGCGCAAGATATACTAAGTGTAGTAACTAAAATAGTTGGACCAGTTGCAAAATTTTTAGCGGAAAATACAGAATTAATTGGACTAGGAATTGCAGCAGCTGTTGCAAAGATTACTACTCAAGCAATACCTGTACTAGGGCAGTGGCAAAATACTCTGGCTAAAACTGCAGCAGCAGCTAAAGAGCACTCTGCTAAAATGAATATAGAATTTGCCGCTAACTTATGGAATCAACGCGAAGCGCAATCTAAGCCCCTACAAGATTTAACTAAACGAATACATGATCAAGCTACTATGCTTGGTCAAGCCTATGCTGATGGTTTTAAGAATATAACGCCAGAACAGCGTAAAACAATGGAAAAGGGTTTAAATGACCTAATACGCGAACGAGAATCTATACTAGAAAAGATAGAAAACAAAGCAGAATTTAGACGAGAAGGTGCCCGTGGAATAAACGCTAGAGTAGCGGCCGCAAGATCAGCACAACTAGACTTATTACAGCAAGTGCCACAACTAGTTGGCGAAAAGGGCATGCGTGCTGGATTGGCAGAATTTTATTCTAAGGTTAATGCCGACGAAGATATAAAGCGAGTAAATAGGTTCGGCACAGTAGTAAAAGGAACACTAGTAGGTGTTGCAGCTCAAGCAGCTATAGTAGGTAGAGCTATTGGTTCATTTTTACCTATACTACAAATTGCTGGCGTAGCTTTTTATGCTCTAGATGCCATATTTAGTACTAATAGTAAAGCAGTTAGAGAACTAGATGGTGCTATTGGTAGTCTTGAAGAAAACACTAAAACTGCTAAAAATACCATGGAAAAATTCATGGGTGTTATGAGTGGTGAAGCTATAGTAGCCATATCAAATAATTTTAATGGTATGACTAAGAGTATTGGAGATACTGCTAAAGCATTAAAAGAATTTGATAAAACCAGCAGTCGTTTTGACAAATTTATGGAATACTATAAAGGTAATCCAATGATAAGCGGTGCTACTGGAGCAGCAACAGGTGCTTTAATAGGCTCCGCAATACCACTTATAGGTACTGCAGCAGGAGCAGCTGTTGGGGGATTAGCTGGTGTTGCTTATGGTGCTGCTACTAAACAAGAAAGAACTAAGGCTGCCGAAGGTGTTGCTGATATAATTGTTCAAAGTATAAAATCTGCTCCAGAAGGTGATATACGAGACAGTCTTGCTAATAAATTGTCAAAAGCTCTAGGCACGGCAAAATTAGATAAAAAAGCTATTGTAGCAGCTCTAGAAGGTTCTGAAGATCTAGGTAGCTTACTTGAAAAAATTAGAGATACTTTTGCTATTACAGATAGTATACTAGAGCGTTCAAAAATACTTGTAAAGAATGTAGAAGAAAGTACTAAAAAACAAGAACAAAGTTATTTAAATCTTGTCAATAGCGTTAGAGATAATAGTCCATTAACAGTATTTTTAATGGACACATTAAATCGTACACAAAGTCTAAGTGCCGCATTTGGAGACGTACTAGCCGCAAGAGCCGGATTAGAAAGCTTATCTAAAACCGGCCCTGCATTAGTAGGTTTAACTGGTGACGACTTAATGAACATGCAGCAGATTATTAGCGACTATGACATTATTATCTTAAAAGAAAAAGACTTAACCAAAGAGATTAAAAAGCGTAAAGATGAGTTCTCAAAAGTAGAAGGTGCGCGTGGCAAAAGTTTTGATGAATATGCCAAAAACTTTGATACAAAACTAAAGATTGGTAAACCAATAGCCGCAGATATAGAATTTGAAGCTATTAGAAACCAAGAGAAAGCACTAAAAGATTTTGAGATAAAAATACAAGAATTAAGTAATCAAGCCGCTGATATTGCTCAAAAAACTGTTGCCATTACAATGGACAAAATGGTATATGCTCATGAGCTGATGATGAAGAAAACAGCTCTAGAAGCATCTAGATCAATGTTATCACTATCAGGCCAAACTGTTACTAGTGTAGATCTAGAAACAAAATTAAACAAAGAAATTATAAAAACAGAAATGGATCTTATTAATGTAAACAGAGATCTAGTCATGCAATTAGAGTTAAATAGAATTTCAACTGAGCAATTAAAAGATACACAATTATTGTTGTATTATAAAGAGCGAGAGCGAGATACAAATTTAGATCCACAAGAAAGATTACTTCTAACAAAACAAATTGAGGGAATTACTAAAAAACTAGGCACATATGGTAAAGTAGCTGTAGGATCTGCTGAAGGTATGGATACTACTTCTACCAGAGACGTGAGTGCAGAAGATTTAACAAAACTAATAAACTTAGGTGATCCTAAAAAGCTACAAGCTTTTATTAATGAAACCGGTGCTACTGCTTATCAATCCTTAATGCCTATATTAATGAAAGCTGCTGCCGATAAACAAGCTATGGGCTTAAAATTATCAGTAGAAGATGTAAAAAATATCGTTAAAAGAGAGCAAGTACGTCTTGAAGAAATAGCTAAAGATTCGGACAGTAGTATTAAAAAATTAAATGCTAGTATGAGTAGCTATAGTCAAGCACTTGGCGGCGGCTTTGGCCAAATGCTCAGTAATTTCGCCACAGATGCTAGAGATAAATTAGACGTACAAAAAATAGAAGACCAAATAGATGTACAAAGAAAATTATTAGAAAGTCCTAAAGCTAGTGCTGAGTCAAAAGCTGCAGCACAAGCAGATATTGATAGATTAAATAATGCAAAAAATAGATTAACTAGTGAGCAAAACTTAAATAAATCTTTACGAGATCAAAATGCTCAAATACAAATAGCAGTAGACTTAACCAAGGCATTAGCAGATGCTCAGGTTGCCGCTTTTGAATCGCGTATAAGATTAATTAATACTGGTACTTCTGTAGGTATGCAAGCAGCGGAACAGTTACGACAACAAGCATTTGCTGCAAGACAAAGTGGTGATATACAGGCCCAAGCTTTGGCAACCGCTCCACTACGTGGAGAGATAGCCGCACTAGAAGCACAGCAGGACGAAGTTGGTCTTAGTACTTTGAGTGCAGCTGATGCAGCTAGACTCAAAATACTAAAAGAAGCTATCGAAGGATATGATAGACTACAGCAAAGCAGACGTAGTGCCGGACAAATTACAGAGGGCACAACTCAACAACTAGCTGCAGCTGATATAGAAGTTAAGAAATATGATGAGAAAATATTAAAAGAACGTAATTTACGAGAATTACAAAATACTCGTCAAGAAGCAGCACTACAATTTGCTGGCGAAGATTTGCAGCGTAGCAATCAACGTATACAAATAATGGGACAACTAGGACTATTAACTAGTGAAGATCTACGAAAAGCAGATTTAGTTAGACAAAGCGAAGAATTAAGATTAAAACTAGAGTATACTAGACTAACTACTAAGGAAGCTATAACACGTGCTGAAGAGGACTATCAGCGAGTGGTTACGCAAGAAGAATCTAAAGCAAAAAACGGCCAATTAGACGCAGCAGGAAAAGCGGCAGTAGCACAAGCACTAGCAACAAAAAATCAAGCACAAAAAATAGCTCAGGATAGATTAGCTTTTGCCGAACAAGGTACCGCCGCCACTCAAAGCTTTATTACTGAGCAAACTAAGTTAAGTGACTTTATGATTAAAACTGCTGATGTAGTTAAAGGCTCTTTTGGTCAAATGGCAGATGCTATAGTTAATTTTGCCAGAACTGGCAAATTTAGTTTCAAAGATTTAGTTACTGATATGTTAGCTAATTTAATAAGATTACAATTAAATCAACAGATGATGGCACTACACTCCATGTTATTTCCCAGTGCAACTAGTGCAGCAGCAGGCTCTACAAATTTAGGTAGTTTAATAGCTACTGGCATAAAATCACTATTTGGTATGCCACCAACACCAAGTGCTATGGGCAATGCATATAGTAATACTGGTATGATGAGTTATGCCCTAGGAGGTATTCCTGGTTATGCTAAAGGCGGTACTTTTACTAATCAAATAGTAAATCAACCAACCCTATTTAGAGCAGCTAATGGCATGGGTTTAATGGGTGAAGCAGGGCCCGAAGCTATTATGCCCCTAAAGCGCGATTCAAGTGGCAGATTAGGTGTTAGTGGTGGTGGAAATGATATTAGCGTTGTAGTTAATAACTATGGTAAAGAGCGTGCTGAAGTTAAAGAAAGTACTGATGGCCGAGGAAATCGCCGTATTGAAGTTGTAGTTGGTGAAATGGTATCTGGAGAATTAACTAGAGTAGGTAGCCCATTACAGCAAACTTTTTCTAATACTTATGGACTAAGTATGCCGCCTGGAAGGAGATAACTATGGCAATACCAAGTTGGCCAGCAGCGCCATTTCCACAAACACCACAGCGTGGCTATCAAGAAACTATAGGTATAAATATTATAAGATCACCTATGGATGCTGGTCCCGCTAAGCAACGATTACGTGGTAGAAGGCCAACTACTATGGCACTTCAATTTTTATTAACTAAAACTGAAGTAGATACACTACAAAATTTTATAGAAAATACTATATATGGTGTTAGACGTTTTAATTTTACACATCCTAGAACAAAGGCTGTAGTAGAATGTAGAATTATTCCACAAGGTGATGGTCAATTTTTTACATTAAATTATATTGCACCAGACTACTACAACGTTAACTTACAGCTAGAAATATTACTATGACCAGATTAAATACTTTATCTGCTGCAGCTATTAAAGCTATGTTTTCTTCTGAAACAGAAGAACAACTAATTATGCTTATTACTATACATGATCCTGACCCTACTGGTGCGGATTATCCAATAAGATTAGCAGATGGATTTACTGGTCGTCTTACAGGAGCTACAACTAGTTGGACTGCACAAGAATTAGAAACTAAAGAAGGTTATACTACTGATATAGAAGTAATTTATGGTGTTACTAGAACAGTTAGCGGTGTAACACAAGAATTTATATTTTTACCTATGCAAATTAACTTGCCACCAGAACAAGAAACTGGAGTAGGCAATATTAACATAACAATAAACTATGTAACTCCACAAGCCATTGTGCTTATAAGAAAATACTTAACAGAGCCAGTAAAAGTAACCATAGAACTAGTACTAGCCAGTAGTCCTAGTACTACAGAAGTTATTTTTGATAATTTTTGGATTACTAGTGCTACTTATAATGCACAGTCTATAAATCTTCAACTAGATATGATTAGTTTTAGTAGAGAACCATTTCCTAGTTTTAATTTTACACCTACTTATTTTCCAGGACTTTTCTAATGAATTATAATAAATATATTGGATTAGCATATAGAGATAATGGTAGAGATGAAAATGGGCTAGACTGCTGGGGATTAGCCAGACTATTCTATAAAAATGAATTAGCAATAGAACTGCCTAGTTATAGTGAGCTATATAGTGGTAGTAGTGATATAACTTTACCACAAACTGTAAACTACTATAAAGATAGTTGGACTAAAGTAGAACAACCACAAGCAGGCGACTTATGTGTATTTAATATACTAGGTGAGCCTAGTCATATAGGTATATATATAGGTGAAAACAAGTTTTTACATAGTCGTGAAGGCAAAGACAGTGTAATAGATCGCTTAGATAGTTCGCAGTGGATACGTAGACTTGAGGGATTTTATAGATATACAGAAAAATTTAGTTTATTACCTATAACAGGTATGCCTAATCCACTTGAGTGGAATAGAGTTGTAGAATTTGCTCAACCAGGTACAAATGCACAAGGTTTTGCCAACTATTTAGCTGCAAAATATAAACTCAGTGAAGGATTTAAAAAACGTCTTGTACTAATGGTAGATGGTGTTCCAGTGCCACAAGAATTATGGACTACTACTTACTTTACTGAAAACAGTATAGTAAACTATAAAGTAGTTGCACTAGGTAGTGGTAGTGCTGGTAGAATGTTTGCTTTTTTCGCAGTTATTGTAGCCTCATATATATTTGGGCCAGAACTAGGTGCATATCTAGCAGAAACTAGTGGTGCCGGCTATGCCGCAGCAGTAGAAACTGGTTCATATTTTGTTTATACTTTCGGTACACAAGCTGGCTGGGCCATGGCAGGTACCATGGCCATACAGTTTGCTGGCATGGCACTAGTAAATGCAGCTTTTCCTATACGTCCACCAAAAGATCCTGGACAAAGCATGCCTACTAATATGTTTAGTGGTCAACAAAATCAAGCTAATCCATATGGAGCAATACCAGTTGTATTAGGACGTACTAGAGTTACAGGATTATTAGGTGCAGCACCTTATATAGAAACACTAGAACGCACTAGTAAATTACACTTGTTAATAATTTGGGGATTTGGTCCAGTACAGATTGATAGAAGTACGCTATCCATTGGTAGCACCGCAGTTTCACAAATAATAGACGAACAAGTTAATCCTAGTGAGGTTGCATATACATTAGAGGGTAGTAGTACTGAAACTACAGCAGAAACTAATCAGTTTAATAGCTATTATCCAACAGATCTACAACAACAACCAAGTAGTCCAGTAGAATTAGTAAATGATAGTGTTAGTGGTAATCCTTGGAAATGGGTTACATTTACACAGCCAGCTACTACTATTAAAGTTGCAATTAGTTTTCCAGATGGTATACGTGCAATAAATCGTAAAAGTGGTGACACTAATGGTGTAGATGTAGACATACAAGTTAGTATATTTAAAAGCATATATGGTACAGCTAGTACCTTAACTGCTACTAGTTCACCACCTAGTCAAGCTAAACCAGCTTTTGTAATACCACAAATAACTACTATTGATTTAGGCAGCATAGATAAAATATGGATAGAAGAGAGTACTAATACTGTATATAATTTATATAGAAAGGCCATATTAGCTATACAACCAAATGGATCAGTAGTAGCTTTTTATGGCGGTATCAGTGAAACTATTGGTAACGATCCTCTATCTGCACTAGCTATGTATTACTATCGTGGTAGTTATACTTCAATTGTTGACGGAGATAGTGTAATTAGTGTCCCTACTGATAATACTGCTTTTAAGTGGGAACCTATAGTTCCTAGTAATTGTTTTAAGCTATTAAGCATAGTACAAGATGGTAATGGAATAATAACTCTAGGTAGTGGAGCACCTCAAGATTTAATTAGTACAAATGGCTCTATTTATTCAGTAACATGGACTAGTCCGCCTGCTCCCTGGTATACTATAAGTGGTACAACTATAAAAGTACCTAAAGGAGAAGTATCTACCACAATAAGTAGTAGTGAAACGGATAAAATAATATTTAGTAGTGCTGCAGGTGTACATGCAGGTATAAGTACATTTGTAGGTAGTGTTGTTAAAGTTACTAGTGGTGAATGGAAAAATCAATTTTTAAAAGACTATGCAGTTTGGGAAAGTGATGGTGCTAGTGGAGTTTCTACAGCAAATACTGTAACACTAGAGAGAAGTGGCGTTGTTTTTCCTTATACAGGCTACTATACTATAGATTTTTCAGCAGATAATTATGGAGCATTTTACTTAGATAATATAAAACAACTAGACAGTACTGGTACCTGGGATACAAATATAGATGAACTTAGTAGCCCTACTAATTCTATTAGACAACAATTATTTATAAATGAAGGTACTTATACTGTTAAAGTAGTTGGAACTAATAAACCAATAAGATCTGAGCCACTATCTACTCCAACAACAAGTTATAAAGGCATAGCCCTAAAAATTAGTTGGATATGGGATGGACAGTATAATTTTAATCCATTTGCAAATAATCAAGGATTAAATCTACGTGGCGTAAATGAAAAAGATGGTATAAATAAAATAGTAGAATTTAAAAATCTTGAAAGAGCTGCTTATACAGTTGGCGTACGTAGAAAAACTACTAGTGTAGTAGATAATGGGGATTGGACAAGAGTTTGGCGTAGTTATTTACATTTAATAACAGCTTATGATAGTGAAACTAATCCACCAATAAATCCACTGCCAACTAGAACTTGGAAGAATTACTATAGTAATAGTGCATTTAATACTATAACAGATCATAGACGACTAGCAAGAACAGCTATAGTTGTACAAAGCACTAATAAGGTTAATGGTACTATTGAAGGTATAAATGCTATTATAACTACAAAAGCATTAACTTGGAATAGTACTACTAAATCCTGGAATACAAATTTAATAGCTACAAATAATCCAGCTAGTTTATTTAGATATGTATTACAACATACGGCTAATACATTTCCTGTAAGTGATATAGAGTTAGATTTACCTGGATTAGGATCTTGGTATGAGTTTTGTGATAGTGTAGATAGTGTAACCGGTAGACCAAGATTAACTTATAATAATATTATAAATAGTACACAAAGTTTAATGGAAGTATTAAAAGATATTTGTGCTGCCGGAATGGCTAGTCCAACATTTATTAATGGTAAATGGGGAGTAGTAATTGATAGAGCTCGTTCAAATATTATACAGCATTTTACACCACAAAATAGTTGGGGATTTGAAAGTACAAAACTATTGGTAAAAATACCTCATGCTTTTAGAATAAGTTATCCAGATGAAGCAAATGCTTATCAAATCAATGAGGAAATAGTATATGATTGGGGGTATGATAAAGATACTAGTACTGGTAAAAAATTAGCAGATAGATTTGAAACTATACAATTTCCAGGTGTAACTAATCTAGATCAAGTAAGATTTTTTGCTAAGTGGCACCTAGCACAATTACATAAACGTCCAGAACGTTATAGTATAAATGTTGATTTTGAATACTTAGTATGTAGTCGTGGGGATAGAGTTAAAGTAACGCATGATTTGCCATTATGGGGAACAGGTTCGGCTAGAATAAAATCTATGCATACTATTGGTAGTGATAATATAATAGTTTTAACTGAAAGTATAGTTTTTGATATAACTAAAACTTATAGAATGTTAGTTAGAAAAAACCCTAGAGCTAGTGGTTCTACAGCAGTACCAAATGTAACACTTGATATTCAACCTGTAAATTGGAATGGTTCAGGATATACTGCAGCTAGTAGTAGTAACTATTATAGCGCAGTAAAAGTTACTAGTGGTAGCTTAACTGATGTAGATGTTGACAATTTAATAATGATTGGTGAATTATCTGGTGGTATAGATAAAACTACTAATGATTTAGTAGTACTATCTATTGAACCAAGTAGTAATTTAACTGCAAAATTAATTTTAGCAGATTATGCAGAAGATATGTATACTACTAATATAGATAGTTTAAGTACTCAATTTAGTAGTAATATTACATTTTTAAATCTAGATATAGTAAAAAATACTATAGATGATTGGCCTGTAATAATTGGTATAACCTCTAGTAGCGTTCAAAGTGAGCAAGTATCCACAGGTAACTATGTAAATACTACAATAGTTACATTTGCTAATCCACCTAGTAAAATAAAAAATGCAAGCAGAATACAAGTAGATATTATTTTAGCTACACAAGTATTTGATCCTATAGCTACCTCTAATATTTATTATATAGAAAAAGATAGCGCTAGTTTAACTATAACAGGATTAAAAACAGGCGGTATTTATAAAATTAGAGCAAGATATACAAATAGTATTGCCAGTATATTTGGTCCGTGGTCTCCAGAAGGAATATTTAATGTGATAGGTAAAACACAACACGAATATAATGCAACTCAACTACAAATTACACTAGAAGGTACTAATTTAGTAGTTAGAGCACTTACTGCTGATGGTACTATTATACCACCAGATCAGAAAAACTTTGAGTTTAGATTATATAGAAATGAAGGTACTGGTGATTTTTGGAATGATGTACCTAATTTTACTAGTACAGATAAAACAAATAATTACTTAATGTTAAAGTCTAGCGGTACTGCTATTTTTGATCTAACAAAGATACCGCTACCTAGAATAAGTACTACTTTACCAGGTATAAAGTATAGAATAGCTTGTAGAGCTATTGATAGTACAAATAATTATTCTGCAACAAGTTTATTAGCTAGTATAAATTTAGCTACAATTCAACCCCCTACTTTAACTGAGAGGGTATAATAATGGCTTCACAGTATCAACCAGGAGTAGGATCACTTATACTAGCTATTGATAGAGCAGATATTATTACTACAAATAGTAATATTGTAAGAGATGATCAGAAAAATTTAAAGGTATGGGTGAGTAAATCAGCCATACCTTCTACTCCTGACCCTAGTACACTATTATGGGATGCCGAAGGTTTACAAGCCACAATAGTTAATCTAGAAGTAGAAAAAACTCATTATTTCAGATATGCTCTTACTAGTGCACTAGATCCAACAATTTATACTATTAGTAGTCAATATAGTTTTATTCCACGGGCCAGCTTAGTAGCAAATACATCAGATATTCCGCCTGATCCAAAAGGTATAGTTGCTGCAGGGGCTGTTAGTTCTATTTTAGTTACGCTACCAACAGCTACTGTTCCAGGTATTACCCAATCTACTGATTATGGTGGTGGAGACTATGTGTCCGGTAGTACCCTAGCATTAAAAGCAAGTAGCCGACATAGATCTACAGTAGTTTATGGAAAGGTAGTAAATTCTTTACTAGATGAACCAGCTTTTAGTGCTGTACAAAGTAATATATTAGGCGAATTCGAAGAAAAAACTGTATTTACACTACCTGCTGACCCTGGTACTTGTTATGCACTATACTTTAAATATAAAAATAAAGCTGGAAATGTTAGTGCTAATGCTCAAGGACCAGTTATGGTCGAAACGGGTATTAATGTACAAAAATTTCTGGATATGCTTGCCAATGAAATTACAGAAGGTCAACTATTTAAGGGTCTACAAACAAGGTTATCCAGAACAGATAGAGTTCCTCAGGTCGATGTAGCTGCTGGACAATATTCTGTAAAAATTGATAATGGCGGAGCAGTAGCAGGGTTTGGATTATCTAATACCAGTAGAAGTATTGGTTATTCTACTAGTGGAAGTCCTACAGGACTTTTAAGCGATGGCATACCTTTTAGCGAATTTGGAATAGTGGCTAATAGATTTTGGATTAGTGGACCAGCCATTCAAAGCGATACTAGACCCACTACTGGTTTGTATCAAGGAGCGCGGTGGCTAAATACTAGTGTTGCTGGAAACAATGAGGGTGTAGTTGTTGGACCAATAGTTTGGTATGATATATACGGACCTACAGTACATAATGAAATAACTCTTCCAGGAAACCCTACTTTTTGGTATTGGCAGCTAAAAACAAAAACAGAATTAGAAAAATTAATTTTTAGTGGAGTAACATATACAGATAGGGGCAAATTTATTGTTGGTACTAGCTATTCTCAAAATGATTATGTTTTTGATCAGGAAAGCGGTATCTATTATATTTGCTTAAAATCTTTTACTCCAGTAAAACTAAGTAATTTTGCAACAAAAGATCCTAAAATAATAGGTGGATTTACAGCATCTGGAGCTACAATTGTACCTGGAAAAGTTATATTTGCTTATGGAGC